ATCTCTCAAATACAGATTGTATCTGCTGAACTTGACATTCTTGTTGTAGTGAAAATAATCCTTGGTCACACAAACACTGGGCACGTTCAATGTCAGCTTTTCTGAATGAATCAGCCAGTCGGGATATGTTTCTAAAATATGAATGCGACCCAGAAACATCAGTTTGATGGCATGCTGCCAAGTAATAACGCTCAAAGGCAACACTGAGATTGGTTTATAATCTGCATTTAGTAATAGTGTATCGGACATTTCAGTATCGACTATTGGAAAACTTATTAAATATAGATATACTCTAGAATATTTATGCCTAAAAATCAAGAAAAAGCAGTTGTTCTGGTAAAACCAGCACACAAACAAGAAACTTATATTGAAAAACAAATCTTGGAGATTGCTCGTTGTGCTGATCCCGTGACCGGACCGCAATATTTCATGGATAACTTTTTCTATATACAGCATCCAACCAAAGGCCAGATGCTTTATCATCCATTTGAATATCAGAAACGACTGATTGACACATATCATAACTTTCGTTTTAGCATAAGTCTTATGCCCCGGCAAAGCGGCAAGTCAACATCAGCAGCTGGTTATTTGTTATGGTATGGCATGTTTGTGCCAGATTCAACCATATTGATCGCTGCACACAAATACACTGGCGCACAAGAAATCATGCAGCGTGTTCGTTATGCATATGAATGGTGTCCTGATCACATTCGCGCAGGTGCAACCAGTTACAACAAAGGCAGCATAGAATTTGACAATGGCAGCAGAATAGTCAGTCAGACTACCACTGAAACGACTGGTCGTGGTATGAGTATTTCACTGTTGTACGCTGACGAGTTTGCATTCGTGCGTCCTACGATAGCCAAAGAATTTTGGACAAGTATTTCTCCTACACTCAGCACAGGCGGTAAAGCCATTATAACCAGCACACCAAACAGTGATGAAGATCAGTTTGCTATAATATGGAAAGGTGCAAACAAGTGCATAGATGAATACGGCAATGAAACAGAACTAGGTATAAATGGATTTAGAGCGTATCAATCATTTTGGTACGAGCATCCAGACAGAGATGAACAATGGAAAATAGAAGAAATGGGTCGCATTGGCGAAGAAAGATTCCGTCGTGAGCATGGCAATGAATTTTTGATTTTCGATGAAACATTGATTAATAGCACCACGCTTATTGAAATGACAGGCAAAGATCCTATCCAACGTCACGGACATGTTCGTTGGTATAAAAAACCTGAAAAAGGCAACACATATGTAATAGCTTTAGATCCAAGTTTAGGCACCGGCAGTGATCCAGCAGCAATTGAAATTTTTGAATTACCTGAGTTTCAACAGGTTGCAGAATGGCAACATAATAAAACATCAGTTCAACAACAGATTACTATTTTAAAAGATATTTGTCAGTATCTATATGATCATCTCGGCAGAGAATCTGATATCTATTATAGCATTGAAAACAACACACTAGGAGAAGCCGGTCTAGTGAGTATAGCTGAAATGGGCGAGGAAAATATTCGTGGAATGTTTATACATGAACCTGCCAAAGCTGGCTCATCTCGATCATACAGAAAAGGATTTACTACTACTCATAAAAGTAAACTTGCTGCATGTGCAAAATTAAAGTCTTTTATTGAGACTAAAAAAATGAAGATAAACAGTAAAAATCTTATCAGCGAATTAAAAAATTTTGTCAGCAACGGTACAAATTCATTTTCAGCTAAAATAGGAGAAACAGACGATTTGGTAATGGCAACGCTTTTGATTGTAAGAATGACTCAATTTTTACAGAATTACGATGAAAAAATTGATCGTATGTTACGAGATAAATCTGATGATTTTGTCGAACCCATGCCCTTCATATTGATGTGAGATAAATACTTTATTATGAGAGACATATCCAACATCGCAGAAGAACTATTTAACAAGATTCGTAGTCGTTTTGATCGGGTCAAAATTAAAAATAAAACTGACAGCAGCACGCAGGTGCCCAGCGAAGCAAGATTTTTTAATTTTGATTACATGAGCAAAGATGGTACAAAGTTCGGCAACATCACAATCAGCCTGATTGATGAAAAAAGCTTGAAAATATCCTACAGCAAGAATATCACAGACTATCTAGACGAAGTTCATCAAAAAGAATGGTACGACTATTTAAGAAATCTTCGTCAATTTGCCAAACGAAATATGCTGACGTTTGATGTGAGAGATATTAATAGATCTTATCTAAAGCCCAAAGATTTAAAACAGCAGGCTAAGTCAGCTGGCACATTGGATACTGATGACATGGGAAACATGAACGAAGGCAGATTGTTTGGAACAAGTCGTAGTTCATATCAAGAATGTGGTCCAGTGCGTATTATTATTCGACATAGCAAAAATGTCGATGAATCAAAACGCGGTGACCGTAGTCGAAATGTAGAGTCTTTATTTTTAGAAACTCAGCAAGGAGAACGTCGTTTATTGCCATTTAAAAATATACACGGCGCTCGTGCAATGGCTCGCCATTGCAGTGAAGGCGGTGTTTTAGAAGATGAAATTGGCAGAAGTATTTGCAGCGTATGTGAAGAGATGTCGAGCATGACACATTTTGTGCGTTCAGTCAAGAAAAGAAATTTTGAGGATCGAGAAACTGCTGAAATGGCTAAATCTGCCATTGGACGTTACAATGAACTCAAAGATTCTCTGAAAAGAATGAGTTCTAGAAATGGTTATACTTCATTTGTTGAAAGTTTTTCGCCAGAATCAAACACTGAAGATGAAATCGATGTGAATTCTCTCAAAGAAAGATTTGTTCGAAAATTTTACGACGAGCGTTTTACTGATGCTTTACCTTATGTATATCGTGCACACAAAAAACAACATCAAGTCAGTGATTCTAGTTTATTAGAAGAGTTTGAGTCTTGGCTTAACGAAGTTACTGATGATGTACTAGATTTTAAAAATAATGCTGACGTTGTTAAAGAAGCACATCAAGATAGAGATCAAGCAGAGCTTGATTCTATGATGAAAAAACACATCGAAATAGGGCACGATGCAATAGATACAACAGCTCTGAGAAATGCGATTCGCGATAACACGAATGAGCAAGATTCAGCATATGAAGAACTTTATGATAAATTAAAAGCCGTTGCTGATGCAGAGGGCGATGAAGCAGATGCAAGACCAACCATTATTCAATGGCTGAGAGATCATAGCTATACAGAAATGGCTGACAAATACAGTGAACCTGAGTATACTCAGGGCACTGAAAATACAGCAGCCTCACCACAAGCACAACCCACCATTGCGCCTCCAATGGCTGGACAACCAGACGCACAGGCCACTGCACCAGCATCAAATCAACCTACTGGCGCATCAGGCATGGATCAAGGTGTAGTTGCTGAACAAATCGTTGATATACTAAAACTAGCTGGACTAAAATAATGTCTGACAATTTTCGTCGAATTCTAGAGATTTTAACGGAATCTATCGAGCTTGATGAAGGTGTTTTTGATCCACATATATTCAAAGCTGTGGTCATGATTGGGCCGCCAGGCGCTGGAAAAAGTACAACAGCCAACAAATTATTTGGTCACAGTGGTCTGAGAAAAATCAATATTGATGATTTTAGTGAGATGATGATCAGAAAAGGCAGTTCCAAAGGCGGTGTATTAACGCCAGAACAATGGGATATGGCATGGGATAAAGTTCAGAATCGTAAAAGTTTAGCCATCAGTGGACGGCTTGGCATATATTTTGATAGCACAGGAAAAAAACCTGAGCGTATTTTTGAAGTAACTGATCAATTATCTGCATTGGGCTATGATATTATGTTGATATTAGTCACAGCTAGTTTTGAAACTACTCTTAAAAGACAACAAAGCAGAGAACAAGAGCAACGAGAAAAATGGGGAGTTGGTCGAGTGGTAGACCCATCCTATGCACAACAAGTATATGATTTAGTAAAGAATAATTTAAAAGTTTACGAATCTTCATTTGGCAAAATACAATGGATAGGAACTCCGCCTTCAGAATATACAAATGGCTCATCAATAAATCGAGATTACTCCGGCTTAGGTCGCCGAGACTGGCCAGCAGCTACCGAACGTGCTAACACTAGATTTATCGGTATAAATAGTGACATTATTAGTCGTGATGAAAAATCTAGAAAAATATCATTGGCTGATTCAGTTATTAATAAATTCCTTAATCAACCACCTAGTAAACCAGAAGCCATTGAATGGATAACATCTCAGAGAAAACAAAGTACTGTACGACCAAAGCCTATTGACAAACCTCAAGGCACGGTTCAAAATGACGACAATACATTGAGGGAATATAAAATGGAATCCACGTTCTTTAGAAAATTTGCAGACTTGATTCAAGAAAATCAAGACGCTGTTGACGTTGATATCAACGATATTGCTGCTAATTTAAAATTTTTGCCGACCACCAAAAAATCCAAAACATATAAGTTTATTAAAAATGGCAAACTTGGTCAATTGCCGGCTATGAGCTATATGGTATCTGACAAAGAACAACCAGTCATGACTATTACCAGTGATGGCAAAGAAACTCAGAATGTAGCCGCTGAAGGCGACATTATTATGTGCGGGCCAAGCAAAGAAAATTATGTAATTAAAGCGGCTAAGTTTCCAAAGCTATATCAAGGCAACATCGGCAGTGATGTTATACCGGAGCAAAGTCCCCGAATGGTAGCACAAGTCAAGAATTTACCACAGTCCGTTGTAAAATTTACTGCGCCTTGGGGAGAATCAATGGTATTGAAACCAAGTGATTATTTAGTAAAAGATGGCGATCAAGGTTATTACCGAATTGCTCGTGCTGAATACGAAGAAACCTACAATCCTCCCGGTCAATAATCTTACCTTTCATCCTTGACAGGATAAATACTTCAGCACATACTATGCGTGTGTGCTGAGACAATCTCAAAAAAACACACTTAATCATGGCATACTTAATAAAGGAAATTAATCATGGCACTTACACTAGCAGAAATCAGAGCAAAACTTCAAGCACAAGAGAATCGCAGCAGCGGTTCTAACTCAAACAGTGGCGACAATGCAATTTATGCGCATTGGAATATCGCAGAAGGCACTACAGCACGTATTCGCTTCCTACCTGACGCTAACCCTAAGAACAACTTCTTTTGGGTAGAGCGTGCAATGATTCGCCTGCCTTTTGCAGGCGTCAAAGGTCAGCCAGATAGCAAACCAGTGGTAGTACAGGTTCCTTGCGTAGAAATGTACAACGATGGCAGCGTTTGTCCGATTCTGGCCGAAGTTCGTCCTTGGTTTAAGGATAAGAACCTAGAAGACATGGGCAAGAAATATTGGAAAAAGCGTAGTTATTTGTTTCAAGGACTCGTTCGCGAAAACCCATGGAGCGATGACAAGACGCCAGAAAATCCAATTCGTCGTTTTGTGATCAGTGCTCAGATTTTCAATCTGGTAAAGAACGCTCTACTAGATCCAGAAATGGAAAATCTTCCAACTGATTACCAGAGCGGGTTAGACTTCATTATCAAGAAGACTAGCAAAGGTGGATACGCTGACTATGGCACTAGCAGCTGGGCTCGCAAGGAATCAGCGTTGACTGCTGCAGAAGCAGCAGCACTTGAAACGTATGGTCTATATGACTTGGCTGACTTTCTACCCAAGAAGCCGGGAGATGTAGAACTCAAGGTCATCAAGGAAATGTTTGAAGCATCAGTTGATGGTGAATCATATGATCCTGCACGCTGGGAACAGTACTAC